TTTTTTAAGTGTTGGTTTCTGTAACGCCAATTGATGCCTCTGGGCTTGTGGCCTCTATTACAGATTGCATATTGTCTAGCTTTCTTTGATTGATCTCCGCAATTTCTTCCATTGCCTCATCGTCTGAAATGCCATCGATCTCAGCTAAAACACTAACAGCATCAGCAATGCCCAGATCAATTTTCTTTTTAGCGTTGTCTAATTGCTCGGATTTTGTCTCGATCATTTCAGGCTTTTTAAATTGGATGCTCATTTCTGAGTTGATCACAGCCTGACTTGTTGAATATTTTGGATCCAAAAATTCAGTGCCTGACAATAAGCTTAAATACTTAACAACAATTTGATGCAATTGCTTTTCAACCACAGTGAATAGGTCGAAATCCTCTTTAGACGCACGAAATTGGTCTATCATTGCAAGCAATCTTTCAAGTGCTGATGAGTAGCTAGACGATCCAGAATTGTTTGTAGACACCGCTTTGGCGTCAACGCCTCTAGTTGTTAAAAATGTAGCAATCAATGAATCAATGGCTTTTAATGTTGCCTCTAGATTTGGAGTCGGGTTCTTAAATTCTAATGTCAGATTTGAATCTGCATTGTTTGGATTTTGCGGCAAGAATAAGAATCGATTTGGTCCGACAGTCATTGATTCAGGCTTTAACTCTGGATCACCACTGACAACGCCAACAGAATAGCCTTGAAGTCGTGCGATATACAAAAGATCTGACCATGACACATTGAAATCAACAGTGAAATCAGTCAACGCCTGGCCAATGCGAACGAAAAACTCGAAGTCTTTGTCTTTTGCTATGTCGATAAATGGAAGCGCTCCAATTGGATTTGGCACAACCTCTGTCAATATGTTGCCTTTGCCATCCATTGTGAAAACGATTTCACTTGTCCAGACCTGATAGCGCTCTGACTTTGCTTTGTAATCGTCTGTGTCTGCTGACATTTGGTTAACATTGTCTTGTCCAGCATGTAAGTAAAATGATTTATCAAAGCTTGAAATGATGTAAGCATAAGCTGTTTCGGGATCGTCTGAATCTGGGATCACATCAATATTGTGGCCATGTAAAACTCTTAGTTTTAATTTTCCTTGCTTTGGCACTACCTGGATGAATGATTGATTTCTTAGCTTATAATATTTGTTAGCCTTGCCTAAGATTGAATTGAAGCCGCCGTCATCATAGATCTTTTCAAGAGCTTCTTCATCTGCATCTGTGATGTTTGAATAATTTCTTTCAGGCTCATCTGTGTAGATGTTAGCTTCTTTTTGCACAACAGCTTTAGCAACGTTTAGATTTGATACAATCGGCATTTGCGCAGCAGTTTGTTCGCTTAATTGACAAGCTAGTTTTTCATAAACATACGGATAAGCATTGTCATTATATATTTCATAGTCTTTTAATGACTTGCGTTTGCGTTCGACATTCTCATTTGAACGAATGTCATCGATTAGTGCTTTTCTATTCATTGGATTTAGTAAGTCTATGTTTGCCATTTAAAAATTACCGCCTTTGATAATTACTTTGTTTTGTGATGTGTAAACAACGCGATATCCGATTGCAGTTGTAACGTGTTGATATTCTTTGCTATCATCCTCAATGTAATCTGCACCTTTTTTGAGTGATGTTAAACGCATTCCCTCATGTGCTACCTTACATTTTTTGTAGATAAACAAACGCACGTCACCTTTTGCATTCTTACAATACGCATTTACAATGTTATGTCGTTCTCTTACAGGAGGGTTCTTTGAAGGTATTAACAGCTTATGATTCACCTTAAGTAGAGGGTTTACCTTTGATTTGAATTGCTTTAAGAATTGATCAATTAAATCATAGTTTGACCACTTACTATTTGTTGACCTGGCACCGCCTGTAGCATCGCCGTGGATTTCAAATGTGTAAGGCAGATCAAATATTCCACGCGCTGCAATTTCTTCTAGAACATCCTCTGTTCTTGATCCGTGAATTACAACCTCATCAAAGAAATGAAACGTGTCTTTTGCTTTGTCGTATTGACTGAGAATGCAGCTCAGGGGTTTTCCCAATGAGATGTTAAAATCGAAACTGATGCTGACTGGCAGATTTGGATTTATTACATAGTCTTTATCTAAAAAGTTTACGTCTGGATTGTAAGAATAATAAAGTCGTTCTCTGTCTATAGAAACCCAAAAACCCCTAAGCATTCTTTCAGCCTCTTTGAATGGTAGGTCTTTTTTTAATTGTTCTATGTATGTTTTTGGTAAAAAAGGATTTTGCTCAGTCAGTGATTTAAAAACGTGTCGTGTTTCTGATTTTTCTGTAAAAAAATATTTATACAAAGGGTGCGACGGATCACCTGGATTTGTGCAATAAATTATTAGCGATTCAGGCACATGAGGTACCCGACCAAGCCTTTGCCTACACTCAACAAACGCTTGTGCATAGTCACCTTCGTTTTCTACAGCCTCCTCAAAAACAAATAGACTGTAAACCCTTGATCTGAATTTATGCATTTTTTTATCTGACCAAGATATAGATTCGACGATTGAACCATTTGTAAAATGAATCTGTGCTGTGTTGTCCAGTATCTTGACAACATATCCCTCTACTTTTTCATCTTGCAGGTGCTCGCAGATTGCTCTAAATATCGTAGCCTTTAAATCGACGAGACTTTTTCTTCCTACGCCTATTCTAGCGTTAGCATATTTCAATGCGTGTTTGACTATGATGTGTGCGGCAAGAATCGTTTTACTAGAACCCACACTTCCGCTGAATAATATTTCATGTGTTCCAAGGCTAAAGTCTAGCTCAAAATCTATTGCATTTATGACAGCCGCTTGAAACGGAATTATCGTAGGATCAAATGTAGAAAAAACAGGTGTCGATCTGTCTAACATTTATAAAAGATGTCTCCACGTTTTATTTCTGCACATTTCTTTAATTGTACCTCTGCAAACGCCGTATCCTTTTACTAGCTTATCATAAGTTTCTACTTTCTGATCGTAAGTATCAGAGTTTAGCCAAAACTCTCTTCTTATATGCAAAACATCTTTTTCTTTAAGCTTGTTTGTGAATATTCTTTCTCCAAATATATGGAGCCTTTTTTCTACTTTTCTTCTGTTATTTTCAGAATTGGTAACCCACTCAAGATTTTTGTAATAGTTGTTTTTTTTATTTGCGTCAATGTGATCTACAGTTTCATAATTTTCTTTGTTGTCTAAAAAGTGCATTGCTACAATCCTATGAACAGCATATCCTTTTCTTTTTCCGCCTTTGTAAAGCTGCATAGAATAATAACCTTTGTGAGTTTTTTTTAGCGTCATTATTTTTTCTTTTTTACTTATGGTTTTAATAGCACCATGCGGAACGGTTCTTTTGAGGCTTTTAATGTTTCCATAATTTGACACCTGATAAAGCCCCTCATATCCTTTGATATCTTTCCATATTTCAACAGTAGTATTTTCCATTTTGATCCTTTATAACTTCGCAAGAAATTGTTAACTTAACATTTGTGTTTATGAAATTTTCAATACTATCACATTCTTGCGATTCTAACAAAGCAAAGCACATATCGAACAGAGAATCGACCTCATCCTGCAGTTGTTCTGCGCTCATCTGTTTATAAATTGCTATTAAGTCATCAGTTTTTTTCATCTGATTTCGCAGCTTTTTTCAGAGACTCCTCTGAGTATGACAGAACGATACCTGTTGAGCCTTGTTCTACTGTGTGTTCAATCGCTTTGCGTTTTGGATACATGTAACCAATTAAAATTTCGCCAGCTTTAAGCCGATCCTTGAGCGTGATAACTTGTTCTTCAATTAAAGCGCCTTGAAAACCTTGTTTTGTAATCACTGGACTTTCATATCCAAGCCCGACATGATCATTCTTAAGAATTAAAACCATTTGCTCAACTGGATCAACGTCGTGTTTTTTGCAGATGTTAAAAATATGCTCAGTCGATTTGTTAGGTGTGCCTTTCTGTCTTCCGCCAACCTTTTGATGCGTTGTGCTATTTTTGCCTACTTTAGACTCAGCCATTAAACCCACCAATCAATCTATTTTTAATCTGTTCAATCTCTTTAATCTTAAGCAAATAATTGTTATAAGTTACGATCAGCTCATGCTGACCTTTGACATTAAACCGATCATAAAGCCTTCGTTTTCTGTCTTTAATACAAGCGAGTGACATATTTAATTTACCAGCAATTTGGCTAGCTGACATTCCTTGCATCACGCAATTTAAAACATCACGCTCGCCTGATTTTAAAAATATTGGAGTAAGTCCTGTTGTCATTTTTTGCCCATCATTAATGCTAACAACTCAATTGAGTTTTTAACTTTGTACTTTTTAAATATCTTTGATTTTCGCCATTTGATTGCTGCCTCTGTTCGATAAGTCATTTGACCTATTTGCTTAGCATCTAGACCTTTTAATATTAACGGCATGATTTCTTTCTCTTTTGCAGTTAGCTCAATCATTTATTCTCTTTCCTTAAGTGCGCTAGCATATCTACATTGATTGAAAATGATTGTTTGATACCATTCTCAGTCGTGAAGTGTAACCCCTCTTTAGAGGCCTTGTTGATAAGCTGAAGTCTATTCTCTACGTTGAACTTCCAATAGACGTGCGAAAGTCTCCATTTCACACAGGCTATGGTTCTAAAAATAAGTTTGGCAATTTCTATGATCTCAACACCTGATAATGTCATGTGCATTATTTGTAATTCAAGTGATGATAATTCTGGCGTTCCTTCAAAGCGTTCTTGTAAGTTTGCAACAGGAAGTGCAAAGCCTTCATCATAAGCTTTTTGGTTCCTATCGTTTTCTTCTTTGCTCGCAAATAAATTAGGCTGAAATCCCATGCCAAAATTGCACCACTTAGTCTCGATTTAGTCTAGTAATTTGTTTTGATCCAAGACCATTATTCAATCAGTTTGGCGAAGTAAGATTCTTTCGGACGTGATAATTTAATTTCTAACCAACATTGATTATCTTTAATTGGTCGCCTGTGACTGTGTCCGTGATTCACAATATTAGTATCATTTTCAATTATCTTTGCGTCTTGTAAACAGTCTTGAACATTCTCATATAGGTTTGAAAGGTCAGGTAATGTCTTTGATCTAAGTCCTTTTTTCGTAAAAAACTTAGACTCAGGAAAGTAAAAAACAAATTCAGCAATAACATCCTCTGTAATTGTGTCTAGTTTTTGCTTAAGGCGCTCTGTAAATAGCTTTTGATTCAGCCATTTTTTAGCAAATAAAGCTTTGTCGTTTGATCTAATGAATGATTTTCCGGTTGATTTATTGAATGCAATTTGTTTGTTGTTCTTTTTTATTCCATGAAAAGGCACTTGTATTCTAATTTGGAATAATACTTCTGACATTAATTACAATTTGCTTTTTGCTTTAAGTAATTTTGATAATAGCGCAGATTGTATTGATATTGATCGGGAGGGATGCAGATAAAACCCTGCATTTCGTTGATTGGTTTGTTGGTGCCGGAATATTTGAATAAAAAGTTTGGCTCACCACAAGCTGCAGGTTCAACCTTTTCGGCTGTGTATACTCGGCCATAGCCTTTGACTGGATCTAATATGATTGGCGTGTTGTTTTCAATCTTGTAAGCTGCGCACCCGACAAAGATCGGCATGAACATCCAAATAAAAAACACATCAAGCTTGATCATTTGCGTCCACCGTTCAAAAGGTCTGTTTCTAAATCGATTAATTCCTGTTCGGACGCATTGTTTTTAATGGCCTCTTTGTACTTCTCAAGAATCTCTTTATCTTTTTTCGCTTGATCTGCAACTAAAGCCGCTTGATCAGCCTGCTTTTTTGCGTAAATAAATACTTTGGTCAGAATAAATGATACGACCTTGGTCCAGATGCCACCAGTGACGCCAATGGTTTTTAAAACGAACGAAACTAGATACTTCTTAACATAGCTGTCGAATAATATTGTGAAAGAATTAACTAGCTTCGTCCAGGTCATAAACTAAGCCGGAACCGGAGTTGCTACAAGCTTTTCAATCCAAGCGATCGCAGCATCATCAATAGGCGTTGCAGTTTTCGCAGCAAGCTTTTTGATTTCAGCCAACAAATCAACCTCTACAGATGCAGAAACTTTAAGCTTTAACTCTGGAGTTACGTCAACAATTACAGTGCCAATTTGACCAATTTTTTGCTCTAACTCATTTCCATCCAAAACCATGTTATTTTCCTTTGTTTATTTGTTCTAGTGTTGCGTCTATGCGCTCCACCTTGATTTTTATAGTATTAATATCCTCTCGAATGCCTTCTAGCTTGTCAATTCTCTGCGCCATTAATTCTTGGCGCGTTAATGCAGAACTAGCGATAAAAATAACAAATATGACCGATGTGATAATGGCCCAAAACTCAGTAATAATATATGCAATGTTTGAAAGCTTTTGTCTCACTTTTTAAATGATAGTGTTTAGATCTTAATTTTCTAATGATTGAAATCACAACGCTTGATGTTTAGACGTGAGTCAAGCTAGGTCTTGTAACGCTTTTGATCTATTTTCTTGGCCTTGTATTCAGCTATCAAATGAAAAAGATTTGCGTAGATAATGAAGTAAGCCTTGGATTGCGGCTTTATCTTGGCTTTAGCGAATGCCACCTGCAAAGACCATTGGTCAAGCAAGGCTTGTTTAACAATCTCTGTTTTCTCTTTAATTTCAAGGTCTGATAATTCTCGCATTTGATCCTTAAGATTTAGCCCACTTAACCGCAGGGCTTCTCGGTCGTATAAGATCACCTTAGTTGTTTTAATTATTTCTTTTTTGTTGCTGTCTTTTTTGCCGCTACTTTTTTAGAAGCTTTTTTCTTTGCTGCCATGTCACCCTCCTTTATTTGTAATACAGTTAAATCTAAATCGTAAAGAGATGCAAATATTAAACTTATCATTTCTCTAATTTGTCCAGAATTTAACTTTAATTTATCGTTTTGTTTTTCTGAAACAATTTTTACTATTTGATTCATTATTTTTTTGTTCATTTTATTCCTATCTTGTTGTTGCGTTTGAATTAGATCCAACTTTTAAAATTGGATGCGCTTTTAAAACATCTGCTTTAGATACCAACTGACCGTCAGGTAGATCTTTTGACCAGCGCGGCCCTGCCACAGTGTCGGCCATTGCTGCCAATGTTGTTTTTGAAATACAAAACTTATTCCCTTTGTTGCCGTCCATTGTTGCACATGATCCAGCATACTCATCAATCCAATATAAGAAAAAACAAACATGACGTCCTCCTGATTGGTGCGAAATATCAAGAATTGATCCAAACCAAAAAGGCGATTTTCTGCCCCACCTAGACCAGCTTGACGCCGCTGCGCTGTCAGTTCCCTTGACTCCGACTTTTCTTAGGTCGGCATTTACTTTAAGGCTGCACCATGCGTGGCGATTGCCAGCTAATGTTTTATAGTCAGGTAAGCCCTCAAGTTTCCATTCAGGAACATACCTGGCATTTAGTTTAGGGTCTGTTTCATCAAGTCCGAGTAAGTCGATATTTGCAAACACCCACGGAGCACCAAAATCGTTGTTCATTAATTACAGTCCTTTACTTGCTTTTTAACGCTGCTGATAATTTCATTTATTTTCTGAAAGCGATTATTTTCCAAAATCACAGCCCAGTATCGCATTTTGCTAGTGTTTGGAATAATAAACATTTTTTCCTTGTCTACCTGTTTTCGCATTTGCTCAACCGCGACTTTGATATTTATGACAGGATCTTTTAAATTCTCGTAGCTGGCTTTTAATGTTTTTGCAGATGAGTCGTTTGCTGACATTTGAAACAGGCCTACTGACCAAGATCCTTTGTCGGTCTTGTTGCCGACGTCAACGCTTTCAGATTTTGGATCAAAGCCTGATTCTCTGTAAGCCAAGGCAACGAAAAACTCACCAATTGTTTTCAGCTTTTGCTCTTTGGTCAAAGCTTTGTACTTAGGACAAATTCTTGTCGTATCTGTCGCGCTATCGAACACAGCAAAGTTTTTATCTAGCTCGGCGATTAAAGCATCTGTCCAAGGTTCACGCTCTAAATGAGGCTTTGAAGTTAGTTCCCAACTTAGTGACAATCTTTGAGCCTCAACCGCCTGGTCTTGGATTACTGTAGTTGTTGCTAACTGCGTACAACCTGCGAACAAAGCCGCAAGAATTAAGTATTTCATAGCTTTTTTATTCATATTCCGCCTTTGTTTGTTAAGTAGTGTGCAACAGCCTCTAGTATCTTATTCAAATCCATTAGCTCTGGGTTTGTTATATACATTAAGAACAATCCGCCAATGGCAACTGCTAAGACTGCTAGAACTTTTTCTAGTGTGATGTTTTTCATGATTCAATTTCTTTCAAAGCTTCACGAGCTATTGACTCATAATGTGATCCGTCTTTTGCTTTATTAAACAAATCATTCAAAGCCTCAACCGCCAATTTCAGCTTCGATTTGAGCTGTATTATTTCAGCGTCCATATTCATTATTATGTTGTACTTAATATCTCGCAATTCTTGCTCATAGTCTGAAGCTTGTTGCTTCCAATAAAACAAGGCATCAACCTGCATTTGTAGTTTCTCATTTTCTTTTTTAAGCTGTTCTACAGCACAGTGAGCGCATATTCCTTCAATTACAACGCATGGCTTGGATTTAATTACGGTCGCAGAACTCCAGACCCATTTTGACTGATCACTACAAAAAACTACTGTTGCGCTCATTTCCCCTCCCTTAATTTTTGCAGACGTGTGGTTGTTTCGGATAAAGCTTGTTTCGATTCTTGTTCTGCTTTAAATAAATCAATTCTGTCTTTATGTGGAAACAACAAACTAGCGTCAACGTGTCCGATTAAATTATCCAACGCCTCACTCTGGCTTTGTATAATTTCAATAAGCTCTGTGATGATCGCTGCGTCGTGTTCACGTTGAACGTATATATCCACATATTGCTTTCTACACAACTTCTCTTTCAACTCTGCGAAATCTATTTTAGTCATTTTTATACTCAAGCGTTTTGTTAAAAAATCCCAAATCAGTTTCGCTTGGTAATCTTTCACATAAATTTTCAACGTCAGATAATAAATCTTCTGAGTCGCTACATATTTCGTGGAGCTCATCAAGCGATCTTTGGTCAGATGAGCCAAGTTTATCTGTGTCGATAAGTTCAAGTTCTTCAACAATTTGTTTCATCATCATCTGTGCAATTTGAAGTCTTGCATAAAGAGAGTTTCCAGTTGCTAAAATCGTAATATGTCCGTCTGTATTTATATCTTGTTCAATTCTCAACATCTCTCACCCCTCACCTTTAAAAATCAATTTGGTCATTTTAATCCTCTAAGAAATTTCTTTTTATCTTTTGGTGACATAGTTTTTAATAGCTCGACTTGTTCACCATTAAGATTGTATTTATTTTTTGGCTCATTGTTTTTTGATCTTTTATCTACCAAAGGAAACGATTGACCACTGAAAGCTTGCGCCATTATTAAAGCTAAAGCTGCTTTATTACTTAAACTCATATTTCCAAATCATTTCACTCGCTAAAATTATTAACACTATTCGCGCTAGGCTTATTAGGAATAGGGTTGCTAGGATGCGGTTCATAAATCACCGACCCATTCAACTTTGTCCTGTAAAAATTCAGCGTTCATGAGCGTGACCTGTTCGCCAACATCAACAGCATACGCGATTGGTTTACTCATATTAAATACAACAATATACTGATTGATGCGATCAACAGCGTCGTCTTCAACTAAGCGAAAAAGCGGTACGGCCACAGCACAATTTCCATTTTCTTTTGATATTATGATTTGGTCTTTCATTCGCTCATCTCCAACATCGACCAATCAAGGCGACATATTGCACTACAACTCATATTATTTGACATAAAATCAGACTCTGAAGAATAGAAATGCTTTGATATTTGAGGGTGTGAATCAAGCCCGTAAAACGCCCACAAATATTTTTTAACTTTAGGCTTTGGCTCGGTGTAGAGCGAAAGACAAGACTCATCAGTCCAAAACTCGGCAAGACTCTGCCTGTATTTAATACCTAATGAAACAATCTGAGTTAAATCTTTTTGAAACGAAATTGATCTCATCTGTTTGGAAAGAAAAACACAAAGACCTTGATGCACAAGCGCTGATTCAGCTTGAGCAATGCATTTATTTAACATTGC